TACAAAGCTCTGACTTGTATTACCACCAGTCGGCAATACAGCAGCCGCAGCAGTAGTAGTCGTACCAGGTATTGCAGGTGCAATCGTAATAGCAATAGGATTAGCACCTGTATTTAAGAATCCACAGAAATTCATCTGATCATTACCGTTAGGGGTAATAGTTACAGATGTAGAGGCAGTTCCTGAAATTGAAATTGCAGTAGTTGGGCCAACAAAACGATAAGCTGATACGTTTGCCATAATTTATCCTTACGCAGCGTTTACAGGAGCTGGGCCTTCTAAACGAACAACCTGAATGGAATAAACACCAGAAGCAGGCTTTAATGTTGCTGTGCCTGTTAAGTTACCAAATTGGATTGTTAATGTGTTTGCAGTTAAACAATCAGCTTCAGCAATCACTACACCAGCAGTTTGTGAACCATTGTAACCAATAACGCTAACAATATCAGTTGTTTGTAGACCAGGCACGGTATAAGAAACAGCAGTAGTTGTGTTTGCTGCTAAAGAATTAGATGTGTTGTCCAAAGTTGGAGCAATATAGAAAGTTTCGTGAGCATTTCCACGAGTAACGGTAGTGCTAGACATAATTTTTCCTTTGCAAAGAAAACCAGAATTGGTTGTTTAATTATACAACAATAAATAAAAAAAACCCCCTTTTTTAGAGGGGGCTTTTAATTAAAACTAATTACGAATAAGTGCTGAAATCGTAACCGTAAATATATACGTCAGCAGTAGCAGCTGCACCTTGTGGAGTCGCTACGTTGAAGTACAAGTTTTGACCACTTAATGTGTTTGTTGATGCAACAGTAAGTGGGTTTACAACTGTAGAACCTGTGTTACCTGATAATGCAGTAGCTGCGGCAACAATAGCTGTACCTTGCTTAGCTGGAGCTGTATAAACAGCAGCAGTAGCAGTAGTTAAGCTAATTGAAGCGTTAGTAACGATTACCTGATATACAGAGTAGTTGTTAGAGTTAATGATAGGCATAACAGTATCGCCTGAAGCATTAATGTTTACACCTGTTGCTACTGTTAGCAAGCGGATAGCTTGGTTAGAAGTAACGCCTTGTGGGTGTATCGTGGTGGTACTTGCTGGTCCTGGATTAGACATATTAGTTCCTTTCTAAATTAAGCTGCAACACGGCAAGCGAGTTCAGGATAAAGTGGAGCCCATCCGTACAGAACATCTAAACGAGTAGGAATACTGTCGTTGTTGATGGTGTATTGACGAACAACACGCATTGACAAGCCGATTTCTTTATCAGAAGCCCTGCCAGCGAAATGGACTCCTTCTGGCAGCTCAAGGTCAGCCACGGCAAGGCAAAAAGCATTGCGGTGCATGATAATGTTCTGTGGAGAAACTGCACCTGTGCTGTTAAATTGTGTTACTGCAGCTGAGGCAACTGGGCTTGGAATAGATACGTTTTGGAACTGACCAGCTGTAATAACAGCAGGAGATACAGTTACAGAAACAGTAGAGCCAGAAGCAATAGAAACAGCAGATTTAACAACAAAGTTACGGAGCTTGTTAGAACCATAAGCCTGACGGTTTTGTGGGTTAACTGCATAAACACCAGCGATTTGAATAACGTCACCAGCATTTAAGTTTGTAGCTGCACCACCAGCACCAGTAATGCTAATAGTAGAGCTTGATGCCCAACCAGAAGTCAAGAAACCAGTTGCAGTTGTTGTAGCAACGCTAGATGTAGCACCTGAACCGTTTGTACCAAAAGTTTGTGATACAACGTTCTGATCTAACTTCCAGTTCATACCGGCAGAGTCACGACCCATCAAACCTTTACGATACTGTTCGCCAATTGCTTCTTGTGGCACAAATAAGCCCTTCAAAGAATCAACGATAGTAGCAGATGTAAATGGCTCAACGATACAAGCACGACGGCCGTCACGTGGAGCACCTTCAGCATCGAGGTAAGCACCAGCAGTTAGATATGTAATCAAACCTGTTGGGGGAGTACCAGCAACACCAACGATGTTTGCTGTGTTAGCAGTAGCCATAACCATACCATCACGGTCAATTTTGTTAGCAATCGCAGCACATTCTGTTACCCCACCTTTCGGTGTGGAGAGACTTCTTCGAATCTCTCTCTAGAACTTATATTTACATCAAGTTGCGTTCTAGTTCAGACTATCGCATCCTCCGTAGAGGCCTTCCCACTTAGTCGTTCAGGCTGTATTTAAACTTGCCCCTTGTTGTCCACTTCTGGAGTTCCAAGTCAATCAGGGATGGTTTTCCTTACTCTTAATGAATAAGGCCGCTACTGTTAACGGCTGGCTTTAATACACGATCGCTAAACATATCTAAAGATAATGCCAAATCTTGTGTTGTGAACTGTGTGTCAACGTGGAATTGTGTTGACAAAGTTACAGGCACAGAAGTTTCATTAAAATCTTCTACGTTCAGGGCTGGCCCTGTAGTTCCAATAAAGCGTCCAGGTCTCACTCTGTTACTTTCAGTCTTACGACCTACTGACCATTTCTGGCGGTGCAACTTCTTCGAATCGCACTCTAAGGCTTCTTTAGTTATACCTTAGTTCAGACTATCGCATCTACTTTCGTAGGTTTCTCACTTAGTCGTTCAGGCTGCTTTCGCTTGCCCCTTGTTACCCACTTCTGGGACTCCAAGTCAATCAGAGAAACTTTTTCGTCCGCACACCTAGTTCTTTTTACGGACGTTTACTGTGTTACCAATCTTACCACCTCAATTGCAAGACTCACAGTAAAAACAGAGGCAGGTTTTATACCACTGCAAATTGATCGTCATAATTACGATCTACTTCTGATGTGAACGTGAGTTCGTTTTCCAAGACCATTAAGGCTTCGTTAGTAATCTTGGAAATGGTTAGCAAGTTATTTGCCATGATTTATTTCCTTTATAAAATATTAAGTTTTACCTAATCCTTTTAGCTTGTCGCATGGCTTTGTATTGTGCAAACGTCATTTTATCTGTATCAGTTACGACTGCTTGCTCACTACTTGTGCCTTTTAATGGGCTAATCGGTGCAGGTGCTTTTGACTTCACAGCAACAGATTTCACTTCTTTAGCATCGTTCTTTTCAAACTTTGCTTCCAACTTTCCTATTTCTCTCAAAGCAGTAATTGCGGAAGATTTAGCGATTTTTTCAGCAAGTTCTTTATTTTCTGCCAAATGATATAAAATTCTTGGCCCAACTTCACTATCTAAAATTGCTTCTCTAACGTGATCAGGTACGATGACGTCACTAGAAGCTACCATGTCTTCAAAATCAGGAATTTCTTGCTTTACAGAATCAAGTCGAGTGTTCCAAGTTTCGATGACTTTGTTACGCTCTTCTTGCTTTCTACGTTCAGCTTCTTCCTGTCTTACACGCATTACAGCGTTTTCGGCTGACCAATCTGCTAATGCTTCGGAATATTCTTCCATGCTAACAAATTGTTCTGCTCTAGGCTTATCATCTCTGCTCTGCTCTTGTTTAGGTGCAGCCTGTGACTCCAATGCCTTTAAACGTGTTTCCAGTTCCTCACGCTTACTACGTTCTTGCTCTGCTTCTTTACGCAGTTGCTCACGTTGCTTAGTAAGTTCTGAAAACCTCTTTTCAAGTTTTGGATTGGGTTTCCGTTCTTCTGTTACTTTTTCCTCATCTTCTGCAACTGGCTCACTCTGTTCCTCTACTTGCTCAACTGGCTCTGTTTCTTCAACAGCCTCAGGTGCAGTTTCGGCAGCTAAACCTAGTTTATTTGCATAAAATTCGGCACTATTCTCACTTGTTAATACGGTTGCTTCTGACATGGAATTCTCCAAGAGTTTACCCAATGTACCTCATTGGTAAGGTTTACTTATCTTAATACTATTGTTGTTAAATTACAACTATATTGCACGTTCGATTGCTTCAGCGTTTGACAATTTCATTTCTGTCTTATTCATTTGCGCTAAAAGCAATGCTAACTGTGCTTTCATCTGTTCAATTTCTTTTTGTGCTTCTGTCTTTGTAATTGTGTCAGTCATCGCAGTAGACGCACGAATCTTTGTATCTTCACGTCTAGTTTGATTTGTCATCTCAATATCATGTGCTTTAGCAGTCTGACGCATGAGTTCACGCTTAGTCTCAGCTTCTTGCTTAACGCCTTCAATGTCTTGACGTTGTTTAATCATCATCTGCATTTGCTGTAACTGTTGTGTAAGCTGCTGGACTTGTGCCTGACCTTGTTTGAGCTTCATCTGTACCGCAGGTGGTATATCAGACATATCATCAATTTGAGCTAATGGGTTATTAATTGCCAAACGATCAGCAATAACGTCAGCACCTGGGAAGTCCATATTTCTTACTAATAAATCACCAGCAACTTGTACTAATTGTGGTTCAGCTTGGAATAATTGCATCATTGCAGTTACAGCTTCTTGACGCTTAGAGTTGTAACCTGGGCCTGTATCCATCACCACGTCATACTCACCAATGGTCACGTCATTTAAAATACGCATTACGCCTTGTTCATCCATCTTGCGCTCATTAATTGTCATAATCTCAGGCTTGCCATCATCGCCAATGATACGCATTGCACGTTGTGTGTCATAAATCTTTGGTATTAAATCTAAAATCACACGACCAACTTGTCTGATAGAACGAGTTAAGTTGTCGTAATAGTGCATATTGGTCATATCAGCTTGCATCTGCTGACCTTGAATTGCTTTGCCTGACTGAATACCTTGTGGCAATTGGCTCGGATCATAAATACCAATAACTGCTTGTAAATCTAAGTTCATTGACTGCATTGCTGCCATCGCACCTGTTGGTGGTTGTTCTGGTGTCTGTCTTATCGGTGGCGGAGCTTGTCTACCATCAATATCTGTCTGCTTATAACGTAATATAGGCATTGCTTTAATGTTAGCCATTGCCCATTCGTTCTCATGGCCTTCATCTTGACCTTCTGCCAATAGCCATTTAGCTTTAGGTGCTAACGCTACAGTTTCAGTTAATGCAGTTGACCAGTAGTTATACATACGTTGTGGGTCTTTAGCCATACGCACTAAACCAAAACGCTTGTGTTTGCCTTGAACAATGGTTGACTGACCGTATACAGGAATAATTGGAATGTATTTACCTGCCCACTCGCCCTCTTCCAAAACTTGCATTGCAGTAACTTTGCACCATTTAACCTTTTTACGCACAGAATCACGTCTATTAATAACCTCTATGCCTAATTCTTTCATCAATTTTTTATCTACTTCATCTTCGTAAATGCTAGAACCGTCAGACAGTTGTAATAAAACAACACTTTCACGCACTGTATACCAATATTCTGCGATACGGATTTCTTCTTTTTGAATCCAATCGCCAATCACATCGCCTGTTCCACGACTGACAAAGCCTGAATCAATCTCTGCGTCAGGATACATTGCACTAAATGTTTTCTTAGGGATAAGTGTTGTAATTAAACAACGCTCTGCATCTGAACCGTCAGCCATAATGGAATTAGGGTCAAAATACACAGTAAATGGATTCTCAATAGGCTTGATGTAGATTTCTTGGTCAAAGCTATCGTCTTTAATATAGTCTGTAGTGACACGAATGTATCCCCAACCCATGCGAACTGCGTAATCTACTGCATTAATATATGCTTGGTCAGCATCAGACTGTAATTCAATGTGTCGGCAAATACCTGTAATGATTTCTGCTTGTTTTTCATCCGTTTGGGTATTCATACCATGAGCTTTGATTCTTGGTCGTTGCTCACGGATTTGGTTAACAATTTGACGGCAATACGCATCAACTTTATTGATAGTCAGGCAAGGTCTAGCTTCTAATATACGACTGTTTTGCACGTCTACAGGCCATTGGTCACCAGCTGAGAATCGTACATCGTCTAACGCTTCAGCTCTATTGTTTGAATCAATGTCGTTGACTTGACGTAAGAACTCCATCGCTTGTTGTATGCGACTATCCTGATCTGTATCGATTTCAGCCATAATTTGCCCTCATTGTAAATGCCATTTTAACCCATCCATGAGCCATGCTCAATATAAACCTTCTTCGGTTTATTCTTTTTAGGCTCGTTTACCATTAATCCAAGCATTCTAAATGCGTCTGCACCATGTGAATATTGGTCGTGCAATGGTTTCTGACTCCATGAACCATCTTCTGCCACATCGTATTTGTAATGACGCAAGCATTGTAAGCCTTCATCGCAGTTTTCTCTGTCAAAGTAACAACGTGAGAATATAGTCCTTGCAGCGTTAATACTGTCTACAATAGGCACTCTGTCTAATATCTGTACCTTATGTCCTAAACTTCTAACAATTTCTTCTATGCTTCTGCCTGTGCCTAGATTTTTTGCTGCTGCATCATGTGGCAACCATAACGTGTCATAGAAATAACCAAACTTCTGCATTTCTGCTAAATACCATGAAATAGTTTGCTGATTGGCTTGCATATAACGTATTAAACGTATCTCCATACCAATGAACTGCACAAACCAAATAGCTGTATGGTCTGCCCATCCCAAATCAAATACCGCATGAACAGGTTTAATTGGGTCGTATGGCACACGAGTAATCTGATTATTAAGCTCTGCCAACTGCATTTCTTTCGCAAAGATAGCACCGTCTACCGTTACTCTGCATAATCCTTCCCAAACTGTATTGTAGGCTTCAGGATCACGCATCTTGAGTGCTTCACGTTCTAAATTCAGAGTTTCAGGAAACCAGGGATTGTCTGACCAGTTAATCTTTTGCACCAATGCACCTGTTGGTGGACTAACCACAAATCTTTGGAATGTTTCATCTGATTCTAGCTCTGGGTTAAATGTTACCCATATCTCAGAACCTTCTTTACGAATCGTTGGTATAAGAATATTCCATGATGTGCGACTAGTTGTCTGAGCTTCCTCAACCCAACAGATGTCTACACCCTCATAAGACTTCACATTGGCAATATTGTTTTTAAGGCCTACAAATGAAAATTCACTACCATTCTTGCCACGAATAGAGTTCTGCGTAACCTCATAAAATGATTCAAGACCTAATGCGTAGATTTGGTCGCTGAGTAGCTTATGTACTGAATCTTTGATGGAAGTTTGAAATTCTCTGGCGCAGAGTATTCTGAGCGTTGATTTGCAGCCAAGTATAAGCAAAGCACGAGCAACACCCCAACTTTTAGCACCACCCCTACCGCCATATAATACTTTGTATCGTGCTTTATCAAAAAGGATGGATAGTTTCTCAGGAAACTCAGCCTTTGCAATAGCACCCTGTACGAC